ATATGCCAAGATGGAGACAAGGAGTTTTTACTCCAAAAAACTCAGACAAATTTATTGGTACAAAAGCTATCTTTAGATCAGGGTTAGAGCTTAAATTTTTTAGGTTTTGTGATCTAAATGAAAAGGTAATAAAGTGGGGTAGTGAAAATATTATAGTACCGTATTATAGTCCTCTAGATAATCGTATTCATAAATATTATGTTGACAACTATGTTGTTATTAGAGAAGATGATCAAATTAAAAAATATCTAATTGAAATAAAACCTTATAAACAGACAAAAAAACCTACTACAAAATATAAAAAGAAATCACATCTTATATATGAACAAAAATCATATATAATTAATATGGCTAAATGGGAAGCAGCACGTAAATATAGCCAGAAAAACGGTTGCGAATTTATAATTTTAACAGAAAAAGACCTTAGCTAAATAAATAATATTATGCCTGAACCATTTACCAGTAATACCGGATCGACCTACTATAATATCAATGAGTGTAGATCGTTTAATCAACCAGTAGGAAATTCCGCCTTCGCAAAATTATCTTCTCAGGTTTGCTCTGAAGTTACTATCTTTAATAAGACAGGGCAAATTTGTTATATTAACGATAATAATTATGTAGGGGATGGTGATGGATTAGCATTAGATGATAATGATACAGTAACTATAAGAGGTATAACTAATACCGAGCTAGTAAGTGCAAAAACAGCTGCTAGTTCCGGTATACTATATTATAGAACAGCATTCTTTAGTAGCTTACCTCAGCGTTAATCTATTATAATACCATAATAACCGCGATAATTTAATAAACCGGTATAAATAATAAATATGTCTCTAAAACTTAATTTAGTTGTAGAAAATCCTGATATTGCAGATCAGTTTGAAATTATTGAGGAAGAAACTAAAAACATAAATTCACCATCTAATCTCTATATCAAGGGACCTTATATGATGGCAGAGGGTGTTAATCGTAATAATCGATATTACCCATTAGCTGAGCTCGAGCGTGAAGTTGGAAGGTATAATGACGAGATGGTTAAACCTGGTAGAGCAATGGGGGAGTTAAATCACCCATCTTCTGCAGACGTAGATTTAGAGCGCGCATGCCATATTGTTACAGAGCTTAAACAAGACGGTAATGTTTTTTATGGCAAGTCAAAAGTATTAACTACACCGTGTGGTCAAATAGTAAGATCTCTTATTAATGATGGTGTTAAGGTTGGTATGTCTTCTAGAGCATTAGGCACTTTAGAAGAGAAGGCAGAGTATAATCAAGTTAACAATTTAAAGTTAGTTGCTGTTGACTGTGTAGCAGATCCTTCTTATTCATCTGCTTTCGTCAATGGTATTTTAGAATCTAAGCAATGGGTATTGGCTGATGATGGTAAGTATGAAGAAATTTACGATCAGTTTGAAGAGAGTGTATCAAATTTACCTAAAAAGAATGTAGATGAATATCTAAGAGAGCGATTTTTATCGTTTATTAATAGTATATAAGGCATAAATATAATTTATATGTCGGAATCTAATAATCTTGAGACAGCAGAAAGCGAAAGGACGGATATACCAGTTAATGCTAAATTAACACAGTTTATATCGGCTATTTCTGATAAAAATTATGCTAATGCACATAAATATTTAAAGAGCGCTGTTGAGACTAAATTAACGGATAGAATTAATAGTGCGACAGAAAAACCACTTTTTAAACATGACTAAAAAATCAATACTCCCGGACGGCGTAAAAGAAGTTTTGACTGAAGAGTCAATTACATCTGTTGAGAGCGCTATTAAAGATAAGTTATCACTAGCAGTTGAGGCTGCACTCACCGAACAGGATGAGTTATACTCAGAGAAACTACAAGAGCTAGTTTCTGCTATTGATAAAGACCATACAGCTAAACTAGAACGCGTAGTTGAATCAGTTGATAGAGACAATTCCAAAAAATTAACTCAAGTAGTTAATAAGTATGAAAAGGAATTGCATTCATCTGCTAAAGATTTTAAAAACGTTCTTATCGAGTCTGTTTCAGATTATCTTGAGGAGTATTTAGATGAAGCTGTACCACAGCAACAAATTTTAGAAGCAACACAAAACAGAACAGCTATGGAAGTTCTTACTAATTTACGTAAGGTGTTAGCTGTTGATGCATCTTTGATGAGTGAATCAGTTAAAGAAGCTGTAGTTGATGGTAAAACTCAAATTGATGAGTTATCCAAGCAGTTAGACACTCTACAAAAAGAAAATGCTGTTCTTAAAGAGCAATATACTAAGACTAAGACGACATTATTAATTGAGACTAAAACCTCAGCATTACCTGAGAAAAAAGCTCAATATCTTCGTAAAATCTTAGAAGATAAAACGCCAGCATTTATTGAAGAAAATTTTGAATACACCGCTAGGTTATTTGACAAGAAAGAAAAAGAGAGATTAGAAGTTATTAAGGAAGAAGCATTCACTCAACGTAAAGTTAAGGCAGATGTTCCTAAAGAACGACCAGTTAAAAAGCCGGTTGAAAATCCTTATATGGCTGAACTAGCACGTATGAAATAATTTCCCCCTGAACAACGAGGCATTTGGTGCCTGAATATCTTGGAGCTAGACTCCATGAAGGTCGAAAAAGAAAGGAAACGAAAAATTATGAATAAACCACAATCATTTATTGATAAGAATAGAGCCGACACTCTCTTAGAGAAGTGGGCTCCTGTTCTAGATTATTCATCTGATAGCGTTAAGTCCATCGAAGACGATACAACTCGCCTAAATACTGCAATTCTTCTTGAAAACCAAGAGAAGTGGTGTATTGAGGAAGCTAATCAAGCCGGTAACGGCGGTTCGTTCGGTAGTGGCCCGTCTGTTGGTGGGGTCTATGGCCCTCCAGCTAACTTAAACTCCAACGATAACTCATATGCTCCTGGCGATGCACGTTTACCGAAGGTACTTATCCCTATGATTCGTCGTACGTTCCCCGAACTCATCTCCAACGATATCGTTGGAGTTCAACCTATGTCTGGTCCAGTTGGTCTTGCATTTGCTCTTCGCTATGCATACCAAGGTAATCCACTTGGAGGTGGCATCGATGGTGGTGCTGACGGTGGTGGCGCTGGTGGTCTTAGTCCAGCAGTTTACCCTGAAGGTGCTAATGGTCTTAACGTTACTACTGGAGCACTTAGCTCTGAGCTCGGTTATCAACTACTTGATACACGCTTTACTGGTACGTCTTCAACCGCTCTAAGCGGTGATACAGACGTATTTCTTTACAATGCGCAAGACAAGGGTGTTGCTAATATTCTCAAGAACTTTGAGATTACTGGTAATATTCCACAAGTTGAAGTTAAATTCGAAAAAACAGCCGTTGAAGCTGGTACCCGTAGATTAGGTGCTCGCTGGTCTGTCGAATTGGAACAAGACCTCAAGAACATGAACGGTATCGATGTCGATGCTGAGATCACAAATGCTATGTCATATGAGATCCAAGCTGAGATTGACCGTGAAATGCTCATGAGAATGATACAAGCTGCTCTCGGCGCCGGTTCCGGTGACGGGTATACTGTTTGGTCACCTGCTTCTGCAGATGGTCGCTGGCTTGTTGAACGTAATCGTGATTTCTATCAGAAACTAATCATTGAGGCCAATCGTATTGCTGTACGTAACAGACGTGGTGCTGCTAACTTTGTTGTAGCTACTCCACGTGTTTGCGCTATCTTAGAGATGCTCCCTGAATTCCAGTGGGTACCTGTACAAGGTGACGTTAACACACAACCTGTTGGTATTGCTAAGATTGGTTCGCTCGGTGGCAGGTTTAGCGTTTACCGTGATACCCGTACTGAAGTTGGTTACAACTCCGGTTACGATCAGTCTGGTAGCTACACAGGTGGCACAGATGGTGTTGAGTATGCTCTCCTTGGTTACAAGGGTCCAGAGTTTTACGATACTGGTATCATTTACTGTCCTTACATTCCAGTTATGGTTCAGAGAACAATTGGTCCAAATGATTTCTCACCACGCGTCGGGTTACTAACTCGTTACGGTGTTGTTGATAATATCTTTGGTGCTAATCTCTATTACCATGTTGTTATTGTTCAGGGACTTGGTACTGCGTTTACTCCAGCTTCACAGTCAGTATACTTCTAATAGAAGCATCGCTGATTCAAGCAGCAGTCGCAAGACAATCACTAAGCAGCAGAGCGAAAGCTCTGCTGCTTTTTTTTGTTAAACACTTGTAAAAATATATAATCTATACATAAATAACTATATGGCTGATTATAATGATATTAATAAATCTTTCGATTCTGGGTTATATGGCACTAGATCTACTGGAGCAGCATCTCTAGATACTGCGCTTGAAAATGCATTTGGTACCCCGCACCCTATCAACAATACTGCATCAAACTCTGAAGTAACTTCTACTGGTAGAGGTGGAGAATTTTCATTGAGTGCTGCAAACAACTCAATGTCACTACTCTCATCTTCTAGTCATCACACTTTTGAAAATGACAAGGTTATAGGTCTGTTGTATAACTACGTGCCGGCAGCAACTGGAGCTCATATAATGACTCATCATTTAGAAGACCCCGTTACCGGTGGAGGTAATGCTGGGATTGCCAAGCACGCTGCAATGACGATTAAATTTGCTGGTAATTATTTTAACGGTGCTTTAGATGGCAAGCATAGAAAAATAGCAATAATTACTGAGAGAGGTAATACAGTTACTTACACAATTAACAAGCATGAAACTCAACATGGTAGACATTGCTTCACTGCTACCGGTTCAGGTGGACCAGATTTCACTGACGGTAATCTTAATGAATTTGGAGACGCTGGTGCAGTTGGGCCTAACATTCGTAGACTAGTAGCATTAGGTTACCGGTAAGTTCACACACATTTGCAATAATAGCATATACTTATA